AGGCATACCTGATTTGGCAGCTTTCTTTTTTACACCTTCATTTTCAGATAACAACTCATCAAACATTTCAGATACAGTTTTATCTAGTTTAACTCTATAATCTGTACCATACTCATCTTTGTATTGTTCAATCGTTTCATCTAACTCTGACCATGATTTAATATCTTTGATTTCTTGTTCTACATCTTCACCAAACTTTTTCTTAAAGGCAAGTGTATGTTTAGATGGTTTAGTTTTTCCACTAGCGTCACCTGGTGCTGGTTTGTATGCAGCAGGATTATCATCATCCATCTTTGTGCCTTTTTTAAAGTGTGCGTCTCTAGCTGACTTTGTAGATTTTGACATTTTGCCAGCATAATACTTAGCAGGTTGTGTGCCTTTCTTATCTTTTACATCTGGATCTTGTCTAGTTTCTGGATCTTCACTCGCAGCTTTTGCTCTCTGCATTTGTGCTGGTGTAGGTGCGCCTTTCTCACCTTTCTTTCTCATTTTTTCTCCACGCTTTCTTTTCATGTGGATATTATGCCATAAACCTTTTTCCTCTAATTCAGTTTGTTCAACTTCTTCAAATTTTTGAAACTTACGATCACCAACTAACTTACCATAATCTCTTACTT